CTTTTTCGTCAAGCTCGTGCGTGTGGGTGAGCACGATCCGACGAAAGGCGGCACGGCATTCGTGGTCAATGATCGCAGCGGCAACATTGGTTTCTTCTACGATTCACCTGGGAAGTGGGAGACCAAGGTTCAGCTTGGCGATTGCTTTGCGATCCACGCAACTCCGACCAGACATGCACCAGCAGAAAATGGCGAGAAACACACCATCTTCCGTAGCGTGCGCCTGTTGCCCGACACTATCGTGGCTGGCACAAAGAAGGTCGATCCGGCAAACGATTCGACGGGCGGTAAGTTCACCCGCAACGTTCCGTTCTGATTTCCACTCTCCGTAGTTTTGTGCTACACTGAAGACAGGTTGACGTATTCCGTTTTCATGGGACAATGGTACCATGAATACAAATACCCTTGGCTACAACAGGGACACTCTGTTGGCGATGCTAGAAAGCAGGATAGTGGAAATCAAATTTCGCAAAGAAAACAACGAACTCCGTGTATTGCGTGGCACGCTCAAAGAAGACATGCTTCCGAAGCAACCGGCCAGCAAGCACACACACAAAGACAACCCGGAAGTAGTAACGCTGTGGGATCTCGACGCTGAAGGCTGGCGCTCCGTTCGCACAGATCGAATCATCGAAGTACTCTAGGTTTAATGAACAGTGGCGTATGTTCATGGACTGGACTGAAAGGAAAGGAAACATGATTACAGATACATTGCCACCTGTCATTTCTACAGGAACTTACAACGAACTAATCGAGGTCAAAAGATTAGCGGACGACGTATATCAAGCCAGGACGAACTTCACAAAGTTGTGTGACGCCCTCGAAAAGTTATATGCTCATTTCGATAAGTCTGTAACATCGAAAGTGACGCAGTAACCGAATAGAAAGGGCTAAATACCAACATGACACGAACGATGATACGTGTCGTGCTATCCCTTTTGTTTATGGGATTGTACGTCACTTCCACCGCTGGTGCTCGTAATGATTATGAAGTTTGTGCGGGGAGTAGTGAACAGCGATTGGAGGTCGCCGCCCCACAGCACTCTCTTGATGACACGATCTGTTATGAGACCGCATTAGTATGTGCAATAAAAGCACATGCAGCAGCACATATAGAACCGATCATGGCGGAAGTCAAAGCAAAACTTGACTTCGGGGATGCCGACCCACGTGAAGAAAAGATTCGTCTCTTTTTCACCAAGTACAAATCCCCCGCCGCCAAGTACGCAAAACTGTTTGTGCAAGTTGCAGACGAAAACGATCTGGATTGGCGTTTGCTCCCGATGTTTGCTTTCATAGAATCAGCAGGAGGAAAGGTCCATCTCAACAATAACATCTTCGGATGGGATTCGGGACGAGCCAGATTCAAGACAATTGAAGAGGGAATCCGCCACGTTGGTAGAGCCTTGACGTTAGGACCGTACAAGGGGAAGACGCCAGCACAAAAGATCCGTGTGTACAATACTCACGCACGGTATCACAAACTTGCGGACAAGGTGATGGACTGGCTAAATGCAGTCGAAGTATAGGTAGAGTTGACAGATTTCAAAAATCCTGTACCATGATAGTTCACACCCGGTAGATGAAACGACAACCCAAAGCTGCGAAGCAAGAATGGCCGTTCCGTGCGGAAAATAGCCCATTAACACTTGCTCTCATGCACGTTGATGCCTTGATCGAGCGCATTCGTAACCGCAAACTGAAAGCGTTCGATCCTTCTCTTCTCGAACAACTCCGCAAGCTCTCCAAATCAGAACTGAAAGATTTGAAGGCGCAGTACAGCCGGTCTTACGAAGACATCAAAGCTGCGTTAGGTGGAGATGAATTTTTCATTGAGGCGTACTCGAATTACGACAAGCCGACGATGAAAGTTGCCATGACGCTTTTCAAAGAACTCCGGGCGCTCAAACACGATGACGCTGCCCAAGGCAAAATGCGTCTAGGCAATCATAATCCCAGGAAGAAGAAACAGAAGCCGCCAGAAGAGATCGTCAAGAAAGTGCTTTTCCTGGAAAAAGATAATGAGACAGGAATCTCCAGTCTGAAACCAGCGGAATTAGTCGGTGCCAAAGAACTGTGGGTGTACAACACAAAGACTCGGAAGCTCGGCTGTTACTATGCCAAAAGTGAAGCCGGGTTATCGGCCAAGGGTACAACTGTTCTTAACTTCGATGATAAGCGATCCACAACAAAGACCATCCGCAAGCCGAAGCAACAAATCCACGATTTCATTGCCAAATCACCATCAGACATGCACAAATATTGGGACGCCATACGTGCGGTGCCCCAGGCGATTAGTCCACGTCTCAGCCGGGATACTTTGATTTTACGGGCCATTGAGGGTTGACAAGCTCCACAATGGCGTGATAGACTGGTGTTGATGAAACCAGCCATTGAAGACGGACAATACACAGTACGTGAAACCCCTGCCTGGAAGGTTCGTGAACGATGGGCCGAAATTCGCCTTCTCGTCCACCAACAAATTTTGGAGCGGGATCTCGCCTTCGCCCACCTGTCGGATCACCTGGACCATACCCTAGAGCCGATTCCGTGGGTTCCGAAGAAAACAACGTGGTGGGAAGATGCCAAGGACAAGATTGCGGTCTACATCTGCATGTTCTTTCACACCAAGCCCACATACCGGAGAGGCGATCAGTCCTATGTGTGCGCCTGTGGCCGCAAATACGCCGTCCCGTGGGCTGACATGTCCAAGATAGGGATGAACGTCTACGTGCCAGCCAAGCCCTTCGTAGCGCCAAAGACGCCCATTCGTCAGGCACTCTGCAAGAACGGTTGGATGGGAGAGGTCTGATGTCACTAGACAAATTTCGGAATCCGTGTTATTATTCGGATGTGAATTTTCGCCGGTGCCACAATCGAATTGCTTCACTTTGCTTCTTTCGACGCTCTTCAGTAAACATGCGTCCTCTGAGCGGTGATGGTTTTCCTTTTGCAAAAGCACTCATCTTTTGTCTTGTTTCTTCTGAATGTGGTTTTCTTGCATATGGCGCACGGTACTTGCCAGTTTGTGCTACACTCATCTTAGCTCTAGTCTCTGTAGATGGAATGTGGCCGGGGAGACCTTTGTTCCACGCCGGTTTTCCCTTTTTGGCTTCACTGATTGCACGTCTACGTTCTTCGTTGAAAGTAACTCCTGTGTGGGTCCGACGTAATTTTTCTCTTGTTTCTTTTGAGACTGTTCGCCCGGTCATGTGTTTTTTAACAGCCTCACTGATATGGCGACGGCCTTCTTCTGACATACTTCCAGGTGTGCTGCCGCCGAATCCTCTTTTTTTAGCTGCTTCACTAATGCGCTGGCAATGTTCATCGGAAAATGTTCGTCCTTTCAATTTTTGGGAAATCTTATTCGCACGTTGGAGACGTTGTTCCTCGTTTAGCAATTCTACGGTATTGCCGCCGTCTCCACCTTTTGTAAGATTGTACCCTTCAGAATCACTTTTGTGAAGTCGAATAAAATGAGGTTCCATTTCTTCAAAAATATGGGTACGATTGGAAGAACCATAAATGATATCCAAATGAAACGAATCAACCCCATATTTTCGCATAGCACGATACAACAAACGATCCACACCATGTCTGGCAGCATGACGATGTTCTTTCAGTCGGCGCACCGGATCTTGACTTGCACCAACATAAACCTTTTGATTAGTAGCACATGTAAGAATATAGATGAAATAATGTTTCATAGTGCTATTTATAAGTTGTTATTTTTCAATCATCGGTTGGGAGAAATTCAATAATACTTTTAGACTTTTCACAAATTGCCGTCAGTAACTTGCATCAGCAACTCAAGCAAAGTAAGAAAGACAAGCAGAAGCAGCGCTTCTTCTATGGGTCCGCAGCGGAAGATGAGATCGATGAAGGCGAAGTCAGCCCGCCGATGCTTCGCCACATGATCCTCAATTCCATTCGTCGTATCAATAAGAGCTACAGGAAACGCTTCGGCCAGCTTGTCATCGCAACCGACAATGCGAATTACTGGCGCAAGTCGGCATTCAAGTATTACAAAGCCAACCGCAAGAAAGACCGTGATGATTCCGGCATTGACTGGCCGCTAGTGTTCAGTATCTTGAATGACCTTCGTGATGAGATCAAAGAAAACTTCCCGTACAAAGTCATGGATGTTCCCGGCGCTGAAGCGGATGATGTTATCGGTGTCATCACCAAACATTATCACGAACAGGAAGACATTCTGATCGTATCCGGTGACAAGGATTTCCAACAACTTCAGCGATACAGCAACGTCTGGCAATACGGGCCGGTACAGGACAAGTTATTGGTGGCAGAAGATCCGGCCAAATTCCTGTTTGAACACATACTCCACGGCGACAAAGGTGACGGTGTTCCAAACTTTCTTAGCGCCGATGATTCTTTCATCGAAGATCCGGCGACTGGCAAGAAACCAAGACAGACGCCCATTTACCAAGTTAAGGTGGATGCGTGGTACACACAGAAACCAGAAAATTTCTGCAACGAGACGATGCTTGCCAACTACTATAGGAACAAGAAGCTAGTTGACCTGACCGAAATCCCGGCTGATGTTGAAACTGCCATTCTCGCAGAGTTTAATGTACCACCAGTGGGCGCAAAGGATAAGATCTACAGCTACCTAGTCAAGAGCAGAATGAGAAATTTGTTGACTTCAATCCAGGAGTTTTGAAGATGGCGGTAAGTAGAGAAGTTCTGTTAGAACTGTCCGGTAAGGATGGTGATACGTTTCATGACTTATGGCGCAAAACGGTAATTCAAGAAGCGAAAGAATGTCTCGCTGAATTTATGTTCGAGGGTACTACTCAATACGATCATGTGCTAAATGGTGTTGTCCAGTTTGTCGAAGACTACGGCTGCACACCAGAACGAGCGGTCATGATTGCGATGTTCCCGGACAGATACGACTTAATGATGGGACAAAAGACAAAGCTATGAGAAAAATGTTTTCAGAAATCCTCAAAGAAATTTCAGAGGCACCTGATCTCGAAGATAAGGTGATGATACTTCAATCCAACAATCAGCCTGTTATCCG